TTATAATTCTTTCTTATTAGCGAAGATGGTTAATGTTTGATTTTTTCCATCATCATTTGCAATAGATTCAATCTCATAAACATCACCAGCATACTTAATCTTATGATCTAACTCTAAACCTTTACGATATCTGATAATAAAGCGTATAGGTGTTTTTGTGGCATTAAAGCCCATTGATTCAAATTCACTTGCTCGCATAGTCTTGATATCAGCCCACGGTTTAGCAATCGCTATCTCTACTTTACTGTATCCACCTTCATCATCTTTCACAGATTTTATTCCTAATATCTCAATTCTATTATTAAAATGATATGCCATTATTTTCACCTCGATTCTGCAGTTGGATTTTTTTATCTATTTGATGTTATTCTTTTTTGATTAAGCACGTACACTTTTGTGTGTTTGTGCTATTAATTGTTGGTTACTCTTTTTTGGGAAACCAAACTACATAATCATTTTTGATTAATATCGTATTCACTCAAAGCGATTTCTAGGCAAGTTAGCCTATAACTATCCACATAAAAGTATTTCGAGGCGTCAGAATCACAATGAGCAACATGTATTTTTTGTATAATGTAGTGTTTAATGACTTTATGACTAATCAAAGCCCAAATTTGGACTATGCTAGTATGTTTTGTTACATTGCTCTTAAAAACTGTTCGAAGTTATCAAACAATCCTACATAAGCATCTAATAATGAAGCTGTACCATCAATTCTACGTTTAGGTGATTGATTTTTAATTGGTACAATATTGCCGTTTCTATCTGTTTCAATACCTGTGTTCGTTAAGCACCATTTCAGAATAGGGTGATTATTGTAATTAATTTTCTTCTTCTGTAAGTCTGCACCCATATTTTGCATTGGTAAACTTAACGTTCTAGCACCCTGTTGCGTTCTAACCATTTTAAATCCGTATGCTTCCATTTCATCAACCCAATATCTAGCTGAATAGTTATCGTAGTATATCCATAATGGTGTTATATCGTACTCATTAAGCATTTCAAGAAACCAATCTGTAATATCTGAATAATCTATTGTGTTACCACTACATAACCTTAAATAGCCTTGTTCGTGCCATTTGTCATATGGTATTTTGTCCTCTTGAACTCGTTTTTGTAAGTTATCATGTGGTAGCCAATACATTTGATGTACATATCTTTGTTCTGTTTCTGGATCAATAAATAATAACGTGGCACAGCTTAAATCTGTTGTAATACTTAAATCAGCACCACCAATAGCATACGTGCCTGCGAAGTCTTTAATATCAAATGTAGCTTCATTGTTGATATCCTCAAATGTTAGCCATGCACTGCCCGTAATTTCTCTTATGTTGAAGTCTTTCGTTAAGATACCCGTTAAATCGCTAGGATTATTCTTTGCTCTTGCTACTTTACGCTCTAAATCTTCAACTCGTTTAGATACACCTAACGCTGGATTTGACTTCTGCCATCTGTCTGGCATTTTAAACTCACCTTTATTATCTAATTCATACATAATAGGTAAGAAGTTATCATCTTGAAAGTTACCGTCTACCACATTACAAGCGTACTCATATATATCATCAAAGATTGTACCTCTATGTGTACCAGCAGTCGTTATCATGATTAATAAAGGCTGTGTACGTGCTGATTGTGACTGTTTCATAACTTCATATAAGTTACGATCTTGAATTGAGTGTAATTCATCTATAACCACAAGATGAGCGTTAAGCCCATCAAGTGAATTAGAGTTCTTGCCTAGAGATTGCATCTTACTAAAATTATGTGGAAAATATAAATCACTTTTACGCTTACGGATATTCTTATTTAAGTCTGGACTTTGCTTAATCATTTCATGTGCTTGGTCAAATAGTATATTAGCTTGGTCACGTTTAGATGCCACAGAATACACTTCTGCACCACTTTCACCATCTGCCATAAGCATATATAACGCAATAGCACTCAGCATCGTCGTCTTACCGTTCTTACGTCCTACAAAGAAAAATGATTCTGTATATCGCCTATGCCCTGTATCTTTGTCTATAAAGCCGAATAGAGCCGATATATAGGCTTTCTGGAATAAGTCTAATATTAATGGTTTACCAGCCAATTCACCTTTGGAGTGACGACAAAACGCTTCAATAAAATTAATTGGTCTTAATGCTTTAGCACTGTCATAAATATATTTATCGTGATGATCTATATCTTGAACTAACTTTTGATATTGCTTATAAATCCTTTTAGATACAACGATATTACCTTTCTCTATTTCTTGCCAATACTCAATGATGTAATTAGTCATTTGTTACAAATTCCATAAACGCATCTTTTTCATCAGCTTGTTCTGGCATAAGAGAAAGTAATTGCTTCATAATAGCGTTATATTTAGGCACTGTGGCATTGTAAGACTTCATAGCTGGATTTTCTTTTAGATATTCCTGTTCACCCTGTCTAAAGATATATGTTGCACCATGAAGTTGTACAGTCGCTTTAAGTTCTGCCATTGTTTCTTTCATAAATTCAAGTTCTTCTAATAAGTCATATGCTACAGGTTTATTCTGTATATCTTGTTCATCAATTATCTCTTTAAGTTTTTCTAAATTAATAGAATTATATATCTTTTTCATTTAATTCACTCCTTACATATTTTTAGGCACCCCTAAACTTTTACAGTATCGTTTGGAGGTAAAGTTATGCCCATCGTCGTTTCCGAACGTCGTCAAAATTTTTTTAAAATTCGGGGGATATTATTTTTTAAAATTTATATTTTATTTTTATACAATATTTATTTTTATATCTTTATTAAATTTCCATTATCATCAAATGTTAATCCATTTTCTGTTACGCCACTTCCAAAATGTTCTTTGTTATGACAGTCAATACATAACGCTTCTAGGTTATCCCAACTATAAGTAGTCATTGGATCATCAATATTTGATTGATTTAACCAAATTTTATGATGGCATATAGTTGCTAGCCCTCCACACCGTTCACATATATAGTGTTGTGAAGCCATATAACCATTCCTACACTTTATCCATTTAGTTGAGCGATAAAATGATTCTGATACACTTCTAGCCATCGTATGACCTTCCTAATGCTGTTAATGATACAAGTAGCCCATCTATTGTACGCTTTAACCTCTCACTATCCTGTGTCTGTGGATCAAACCATAACTGCAATATAAACTTAGCTGTTGTTTGTGCTAATGGATATGTGTCTTGACCATCATTCCAATCTTTACCTGTCGTTAGGTATAAATAGTCTGGTATAGATTCCACTAAAGGTATGATGATATCATCGTTATAATCACCGTCTATGCGTAATGTGTTACGTGCTTCTTCTATTGTTATAATCATATATACACTTCCTTTATTAAGAAAGGACACCAGCTACAACTGATGCCCTAACTGTTTATATTTTATGCACCTGTTGATGCTGATAGTTTGATAAAGGCTTCATCTACTAACACACGAGTGTCTGCGATTGCCATTGCTCTGTAATCAACTAATCCACTACGGAATGATGATTCTCTTGATTGTTCAAGCATTAAGCCTTCTGGTAAGTTATAGCCTAGATAGTTGAAGTTACCTAGTAAGATAGTGCCATCTTCCACATTATCATCTACTACTACCTCTTTACCTAGAATGTGACCGATTGATTCATTCTGTGCATCTGCAATAAATAGAGGACGTTTGTTAGCATCTACTAAACTATATACAGTGTTATATAATGTTGCATTACTCATAACGAATTTAGCACCTGCTGAATAGCCACGTTTCAATAATGCTAATGCTTTAGTGAAGTCTGTATATTCACCTGTTAAGTCAACAGTGTTACCAGCGTTCCATGTTACACCAGTTAAGACACCTTGACCTTGATTAGTACCTGTACCATTGACTAAAGCATAATCGATAGCTTCTACTACTGCACTTGTTAATTCTTCAATCAAGTATGATTCAAATGCTGAAATAGACATCGTCTTAGCTTTCACACTGATTGAGAATACTTTAATGATTTCATTACCTTCAAACTGTACAGATGCAGTTGTTGGATTTTCTGAATCTACCTTAGCACCTTCTGTATGCCATTCTGCTTTAGCTGTTGGCGTACCAATTGGAATACTAATCTTAGTAGGAATATTGAATGATCTAACGTGACCAATCAAACCACCTTGTGTACGTGCTTTCTTAATCACTTCATTTAATGTTTGTTCTGGTAAAACTGCTGATGAATTGCTAGAAGATGAAAAGCTGTCTGCTCTATGTTCTGCATCTTGTTGAGCCATTGCCATATTAAAAGCACGTGTTTCAACTTCTGATAAGTTTTGTCCTAGCATTTGTTTGTAGAACGCTGAACGATATTCTTCTGAACTGAAGATATTATCTTTATTAAGTTCGTGTTGTCCTTTAATTTGTGTACCTGTAATTGGATTAAATGAGCGTTGCTCTTGGTTTTCTTTTGTCATTGATTCTTTCTCCTTATCTTTAATGTTTTCTTTTGCTTGGTTAAGTCCTTCAATTTCAATATTTAACTTTGTGACATCTGCTTCTGGATCGTTCTCAATTGTCCCTCTGATTTGTCCTGCTCTTGTTTCGATATCTTCAATACTTGAATTACGGTAATGGTTAAATGCTTCTTCTACTGTATTAAAGTTCATATTATTTAATCTCCTTCACTAATAATTTATTTAGGTTAATCTGTGCTTGCTTGTATTGTTCGTGTCTTAACTCTGCATCTTGAATTTGATTTCTTGCTTCCACACTTGCTTCTTCATATGCTGGAAAGTTCACTACTGAAAACTCAAGCACCTTATCAATCTTGTTAATTGTTCTTGTGCGTGTATTCACATCGTATAGACTACCGTCTTTGCTACAAGTGAATCCAAATGACATACCTGTCAAATCGCCCCGTTTTACTGCCGTATAAACAGAGCGTGCTTCTTCTGTATCTGGTAGCGTTGCCCTCATGTGCATTCCTACTTCATCAGTCCATATTTCCATTGTCTTAGGTGATTTTGCTAATGGTATACGATTATGGTCATGTGATACTAAAAGACGTGTATCATTTAATTTCAAACCGTCTAACGCATTTCGCTTAATCACTTCTGTATATGAGCCTGTTGGTGTATATATTGTTGTTGGTTTATTAAAAACAATTGGCGTTCCTTCAAGTATCATTTCTGTACTTTTAGAATCTGTTTGTATTTCTGTTGATCTAATTTCCTTCATTCACTTTGTCCCCCTTATTCTGCATCTGATACTCATTGACGATATCTTTATCTACATAGTTTAAAGATTGTATACGTTTGTCCCCATCTTCCACATTAGGTAAATTGAGTAAGTCCAATGCTTGATTGACTGTTAGTACACCTAATGGCAACAATTCCTTAATAACATTTGTTTTTGATTGATTACTTGCATATTGTAATTTTGATGATTCAAATATTATGCGATTGTTAAATGCTTTTTCTCTTTCACTGAAAACTTTATCCGTCAGTTCTAGTGCTATTTGTATTGAAAATGGCTCGATAATGGATTCAAAGAACGCTTGCCAGCCATCTTCTGTATATGTGCCATTTACGATTGATTCACTTATACCTAGATAGTCATATATCTTTTGCTTCACTACTTGCATTTGTGACGTATCAATTTGAACATCTGATACATTTAAAGGCTGGTACTCCATTGACGTGTCAACGGGTATTACGCCACCGTTATTAGCCATTGTGAAATAGTTATTCATAAACTCCTCTTTAGCTTCTTTTAGCTTGCTAGGACTTAATGCCTGCGTATATTTAACTATCCCTCTGATTTGTGCTGAATTTTTAATCGCTTCATTCATACCCTCGTTTTGTGTATGTGCAAGTTGTAACGTTGACATGATAGCTGAATTGTCATCACCTAGTAACTCATTACTGTTGAAGTGTCTGCGTAACACTGCTACCTCGTTCATATGCAAAATGACTTTTTCGCCATTACTGAATAAGAATTTGAGATACATTTCATTGCTTGCATCTACTACATACTCAACATTAGTTGGTGACAATGGATATAGTCCCGATAAATTCCCCTTATTATCCTTCTGTACGAGTATAAAAGCATTGTTATATAAGAAGTATTGCGTTGCGACTTTATATAGAAAATCATATCCCGACATATACGGGTTTGGTCTATCCTGTATTAAGCGATTAATTTTAGAGTTGCTATCGTTTTGTTTTGAATTATTGATGATATGCTTACCCGATAACTTCGCTATATGACGTGCGATTGAATCAACTGCTGATCTATAAATATCATTTTGATAAGCGTCCCCTGTGAATTGTGAAAATGATTTATAACCACCATTTAACATTTCAAAGTTCTTCATTTGTTGCTCTTGTACCTTTTCAATTCCCAATAGTTTATCTATCCATTTAGGCATTTTCTCACCCTTTTGTTTTTATTTTACGGTCTGATATTAGTATCTGGTACTAATTATTTAATTAGATTATACCACATAGGGGTATATAAAGCTAGTTGTGTCAATGTTTAAGCGAACTTTGGATTCTTTGATGAAAATGCAACTGGAATCCAATGTGGTTTAGTAAAGTTAGCCTTTTTAGGTATAGGCAAATCTATTGTTACACCATCAATCACATAAATGATTGGCTCACATGCTTCCATAAATATTCTTTCTTCTGCCATCAATTCTTGAATTATTTCTATAGCTGTCATATTCCACCCTATCCAAAACACAACATGAGGGGTTTTAGATCCTGTTTGTGATAACTCACCTTTATACTTAAAATTGTTTTCTTCAAATATTCGTTCTATTTCAACAAATGAGGTAACATCATTCTTACTTATATAGTCACAAATAATTTTCTTTATATTTGATTTGTTCATTATCTGACCTCCAATATATTTAATCTGTCTTACTGTCTTACTGTCTTATTAATCAATCATGTTGTAAGACACCTTTTATCCTTACTCTCCCAAGAGATTCAGCCATGCTGTCTTGTTGTCTTGTTAATTTCACCCTACATAATGGGGAAAATTGTATTATATTTCTATACTTTTAGCCTATAAAATCATAAGACACCAAGACACCTATAACATGGTCTTTACTCCCCCAATGGTTTGTGGTGTCTTGCTACTGTCTTATAACCGTCTTACTGTCTTGTTTTTAAGACAATTCATACAATTTTTGATAATATTCTTTCATATCTATTGCATATCCATATTGGCGACCTATCTCATCACCGAATCTCATTTGTTTTTTAGAATCACTGCAATAACTAATATTTCTTAAAGCTTCATCAATTTTCCTCAAATGGTGTGGTTGAGGCTGGTCGTCTTTTTCCATCATGACTCTCCATATTTCCATAGAACACACTTTATCACGCCATACCAACTCTCCTGGTTTTTTGGAATCAACCCCAATTAACTTACCTTCGTCAAAAAGATCCCGAATGATATTAGGATTATAATCATATTTAACCAATGCTCTTTTATTTTTAACATCTTCTGCCCAATAATGATTAGGTATAGGGCGTTCAAGAAACGCTTCAATTTCACCAATTAAAGCATCTTTTTCTGCATGTTCATCTTGCATCTGAACAGCCATTTTGTCTGCCTCTTTATCGAGTAATAATGATTCATCGATAGGATTTTCATCAAAATATTCTTTAGCCTCTGCAAACATTTGTTGGACCACTTCTTGAGTGAGATCATCAAATGGACTTTTGGTAGCTTTAGATTTATTAGTGGTTATTGGCCAAAATCTTCTATTACCTGTCTTATCTTTTAAGAATTCATAGTTATTAGTCGTGCCAATAAATACACATTGTCTAGGGTGACGTTCTACTCTACGACCATATGAAGCACGATATACGTCAATTACTGCACTAACGAAACTTTTAATTTCTTCAATAGTTGATTTCTGAAATGCTGATAATTCTTCTATTTCACATATCCATGAACCCTGCACTTTCTTTAACGCTTCATCACCAGCAAAAGACTTGATAGATTGGTTATACCAATCGCCACCTAGTTTACTAGCTACTGTTGATTTACCTTCCCCTTGTTTTCCATATAAGACGACCATATTATCGAATTTAATACCTGGATTATATATTCTCGCCACTGCACCCATTAGCCATTTTTTAGCAACTTGTCTATTGTAGTGATTATCTGGTGCTCCTAAGTAATCAATGAATAGCGTTTCGATTCTTTTAACTCCGTCCCAATCCTTTGATTCAATCATTGATTTTATAGGGTGGAATTTATTATCATAGGCTTCTTTATCGATTACTTCATTTAATATATCTGTACTAAATTGAATGTTATAACATCTATCAATATGTGCCTTTACATGAACAGTATCCATGTCTGACCAATAATAATTTCTGTCATCGTGTGATCTCCAATATGGTAGACGTTTCAATTTTGTTATTTTCTCGAACGAATCATATTGCACCATGTCTTTCAAAGATTCATCGTTATGGAATATAATTTCACCGTTTGTTGTTGTACTCTTATAAGCACCCGTTGATGGTGAAACTCTCAAACTACTCAACCAATTAGCTCTTTGTTCTATTAATTCTGTTGTATCTTCATGTAATGCTGTAATTTCATCAGGTAGACCCATTTAACCCCTCCTCTAATCTATGTTGAAATGTTTCTTATATATCGATTTATATGTTTTGTTTATTTCTTTATCTTCAATAGGTGGATTACATTGTTTAGCCCATGAATACGCTAGACCATATACAAGTTCTTTAGGTATATAACGTCTAAACAACAAACCTATCAGAGAAGCAAGCGAACTGTTACGCTCGCCTTCTCCTACACCCATTGCAATATCTGACCAAAAGTCATCACTTCTCTTTAGTGTGATAACCTTTGATTCAGTTTTAGATATTTCATCATCTAAAATTTTCACAAGATTTTTAGACTTCATAAAATGTGTATCTTGATACTCGAAAATATAAGGTGATTCCTTCTGTTTTTTAACACCTTTTGCTTGTGCTTGAGATACAGTATAACTAGATGGGTCACACTTTACATTTAGTGACTTCTCAATAAGTTCTATTGCAGGCTTATAGTATTTAGGTTCAATTGGTTCATCTAACGGAATAATAAGCCTCACACGTGGCAATTCAGCCGTATGATTATAGCTTGAATGTGCTACATAACTAAATTTTAATATTTCTTTAAACTTGCCCATAATATCCATTTCAGGCGTTAAATCATCAAAATCTAGGACAAGTGCTGTTCTATTAATGATATTGTCATTTTTTCTGTATGTTGCTGACATTTCAGCAAATAGATATAATCCCGAATTATACTTATCTGTATCACTTACACTAAATACTGCAAGCCACCTGCATAATTCTTGAAAATTCATCTTTTTTTCTTTAATGTGTGATTCAGAATTGAGTGATCTGTAAAGTTGTAGTATAATTAAGTTATCTGAATCAGACTTTATGTCTGTAATATTCATATAGGTTTAACCACCTTTCATTGTGTTTGAAAAATAAAGTGCTTATTTTCCTAAATTATTTGTTGCCTTCTGACGATTGCAGTCGTTAGAAGGTCTTTTTAATTCCAAAATATTCACGTACAAGTAAGCTAGCATTCCCGTAATCAATACAGCAAAGTAGCAAGCTGTAACGAAGTCTACGCCTTTGTATAGGAGTATGCCACCACTTAATAATATGAAGTATATAAGTCCAATTTCTCTCATTTACTCCACCTCTTTCAGCTTATTTATTTCTGAATCTAACTCTGCGATTAAATCGTCCATTTCCTTTTTGTAAGTCTGAAGTAATGTAACTGATTGATTAAGTTTGATACGCTGTTCTGAATAACCACACCCATGTTTCATAACTTCAGCTTTTGTTTTTAGTTCTTCATCTTCGAAGTAATCTTCTAAAATCCAATAATTCGATTGTATTAAATCTTCCATTCTGTCTTGTAATACATCCATGTTGCATTTTATGTTTTTAATTTCCCATAAGTTATTGTTCATTGTTAAATACCTCCTAAATCAAAGTTATTACTTAATTCCTGTACTGCCCATTGCATCATAGCTTCCAAATGTTCTTCACGATTTTTAATTTCAAACCATTCTTTACAACCTTCTTTAATCTTATGTTTGTATTCCGATTGCTTATTATCAATAACTGCTTCAAATGTGTTTAAAATCTCGTCTAAAATTTCTAGTTGTGATTGATTCATATTCTAGCCCTCCTGTTTGATCTTCAAAGTTTTTAAATCATTATTCATCAAATCCATTTGTGCAGTGATAGAGTTCATGAAATTGTCAACGTCCGATTTCTTAAATCTGTATGTGCTTCCAACACGAAAGTACGGCATTCCATTTTTTATAAGCAGATCGTCGATAGTTGGTTTGGATAAGTTAAGATATTCTGCTAACTCTTTGTAAGTCATGAAATACTTCTCTTTTGCTAATTCCTCTACTCGTTTATCAATTGCTTCTTGTAACATTTCTCTTGCTTCTGATTCATCAATATTAATGTTGAACATGTTGAGATTCCTCCTAATTATCTCAAAATGAGATATTGTTATTTAAATAAAAAAGATAGCTGGACTTACATTTAATTCTTTGGACAACACTACTATTTCATAATCATGAAAAGCATAACTGCCTTTTTCTTTTAGTTCATATTGTCTTCTATCCAAGCCAATAATATTTGCTAAATAAGTTGTACTAAGTCCTCTTTTTAACCTTTCTTCTCTAAGTTTCAATTTAGGTTTAAGGTATTGTTCCTTTAAATCCGTTTTTTTTACTATCATTTGACCACCTCCTGAGAGGATTATCTCATAACGAGATATTTATTGCAACATTAAATATCCCAAATTGAGATATTTTTTTCGGTATGGTACTATTTATAAGTAAAGGAGTGTTTAAAAATGAGTGAAAATGAAAAACAAATTGGATCAATAATAAAAAAATTGCGTAAATTTAGAAAGAAAACACAATCTCAATTAAGTTTAGATACAGGTTTCAGTCAAAATACAATATCAAATCATGAAAATAATAACCGTAGTATAGGATTAAATGAAATAAAAATATATAGCAAAGCTTTAGGAATATCAGAATATATCATTTTAAAAATTTCTGAAGAATATGATAAAGAAGGGTTTAGCAAAACATTAGAAAACTTTGAGGAATTCTTAAAGTTATATAATTTTGTCAGCGAAGCATATTATAATGATAGTGATATTTATTATTACTCTTATGATACATTTGATGAAACTGTTGAGATAATGAATATTCTAAAACAAGCCAATGTCGATATAACCAACGTTACATATGACTATGTACTAGATATATATAAACAAATTCTTTCAGATGATTCCAACTATTCAATAAAAAAGTATGGAATCCTAGCAGATAAAGAAGATTTAGAAAAAGAGAAAGAAAATATTTATAACGAAATCATATCTTTTCAACATCGTTATATTGAATTAATGCTAAAAAAATATGAAAGTTTTGAAGATAAAGAGAAAGCATACGAAGAATCATTTGAATTAGAAAAAGAATCAATTGCCCTCTCCAAAAAGTTGAAGCTTACACCTAATTATCAATATGATTTAATTGAAGGTGAACCAATGTCTGACACTTATGAATTCAAATATCCTAAAAGATTACAAGAGTTTAGAAATAATTTAAATCTTAAATAAGGTGATTAAATGGCAAACTATGAGAAACGTGGTAACACGTGGCGTTATCGTATTTCACTAGGTAAAAATCCTAACACTGGTAAATATGAATATATTTCTAAATCTGGATTCAAGCGTAAGTCTGATGCTAAAAACCACGCTGAATTAGTCGAGAGACAAATAAGAAATGGTGAGTATATCGCACCTTCTTCTAACACATTTAATAACATTGCTGATGAATGGATTAAGTCATATAGTAAAGATGCTAAAGTGAGTAGTGTGAGAGCAAGAGAGAAGGCTGTATATCACGCAAGAGAGAAGTTTGGTAACTTACCTATACAAACGATTAATAAACGTCTATATCAGGCATTTGTGGACGATATGGAGGCAAAGTATAGCAAGAATTATGTTGATAGCATTGTTAGTTCTACAAACCTTATATTTAAGTATGCTATTGATATGAGACTTATATCTACCCCACCATTTGAAGGTATAAAGCGATCTAAATATAATCCTACTGTTGATGAATTAGAAAACAATGATATTAAGCAGAAATTCCTAGAAAAAGATGAACTATATGAGTTCTTAAAAATTGCTAAAGATAACCACACACCAGCTAATAGCTTTGAAGTATTTACGACTTTAGCTTATACAGGTATGCGTGCTGGTGAACTGTTAGCATTGAAGTGGTCTGATTTAGATGTGGAAGAATGTACAATAAGCATTACTAAAACTTACTATAATCCTAATAATAACAAAGAGAAGTATCAGATACTCACTCCTAAAACTAAATCATCAATTGGTACTATTTCTGTTGATCCAAATGTAGTTAAGTTATTACTAGATTATAAAGAAAACGTACAAGACAAATGGAAAGATGAATTGTATATAGATAATAACTTCATATTCACAGATAATAACGGTTATCCTCTTGTCATCAAAAAGCTGTCACAATGGATTAAAGCAATTATGAAGCAAACAAACATAGATAAGAACATTGGCACTCACTCGTTCAGATACACTCACTGTAGCCTTCTAATTGAAGCTGGCGTACATATTAAAGAGATACAAGAACGATTACGCCATAAGGATATACAGACGACTATGAACATATATGCAAGTATCACAAAATCATATAAAAAAGACGCTTCCCAAAGATTTAGTAATCTAATGGAAAACGTCTCAAAAAATTTATTCAAATAA